GGCCTTTGTTCAAGTTCTTGACCGAAGGCTCTTTACAGAACACAACTGGTTCCCGGATGAACCGAGTGAAGCTGACCCCGACCAAGAAGGGTATTGAAGATTTCCTGACTGGGTCCCTTTTGGAGATCCGGCCCATGGTGATCGATAAGCTGCAGGGCCTACGTGTAAAGTGCGCTACGGTGGACGAGTGGCTTTCCGGCGACATCCGGGAAGATCCCATTGGTGCTATTGAGCAGTCGGCCAGTAAGGAGCAGGGTGGAGCCTATAACAACGACTATCTTATCATTGCTACAAGCTCTGAGGGTACTGTACGAAACGGTAGTGGTGACACAATCAAAATGGAGCTTATGAAAATCCTGAAAGGTGATTATGTCAACCCGCATGTTTCGATTTGGTGGTACAAACTGGACTCGGTAGACGAGGTAGGAGACCCCAACACCTGGCTAAAAGCAAATCCGAACCTTGGTAAGACCGTTACTTATGAGACGTATCAGCTGGAAGTAGAACGCGCTGAACAGAACCCGGCGGTACGCAACGATACCTTGGCAAAGAGATTCGGTTTACCCATGGAGGGGTACACCTATTATTTTACCTATGAGGAAACCTTGCCCCACCGGCACCGGGAATACTGGAAGATGCCATGTGCTTTGGGTGCAGACCTTAGCCAGGGTGATGACTTCTGCGCATTTACCTTCTTGTTCCCGCTTTCCAACGGGTGCTTTGGTGTTAAGACGAGGAACTACATAACCTCGTTGACATTGATGAAGCTCCCGGCGGCTATGCGGCAGCTGTATGACCGGTTTATGGCCGAAGGCAGCCTTGCGGTTATGGACGGCACTGTTTTGGATATGATGCAGGTCTATGACGACTTGGATGCACACATTACCCAGTATGAATACGATGTTCGGGCTTTTGGCTTTGACCCCTATAATGCGAAAGAGTTCGTGGCCCGATGGGAAAACGAGAACGGGCCTTTTGGCATCGAGAAGGTTATCCAGGGCGCTAAGACGGAATCCGTACCATTGGGTGAGCTGAAGAAGCTTGCAGGGGAGAGGATGCTGTTGTTTGATGAGGAGCTTATGACCTTTGCCATGGGTAACTGCATTACGTTGGAAGATACCAACGGCAACCGAAAACTATTTAAGAAACGCTATGAGGAAAAGATCGATGCTGTAGCAGCCATGATGGATGCTTATGTTGCATACAAGATCAACCGCGAACAGTTTGATTGAGGTTAAATAATGGAAGAAAATTACTCTTTTGGCTCCAGGGTGAAACGCGCCTGGAATGCGTTCTTGATTCGAGACCCTCCGGTTTATCGCGGCGGTGAGGTTAGTTATGGCTACCGGCCTGACCGTGTACGGTTTACGAGAGGCAATGAGCGAACGATCGTGACCTCGGTTATCAACCGAATCGGTATCGACTGCGCTGCAATCAAAATGGTTCATGCCCGGATGGATGAGGATGACCGTTTCCTGAAAGAAATCGACAGCGGACTAAACAACTGCCTGAATGTGGAAGCGAACATTGATCAGACAGGCCGTGCGTTTATCCAGGACATGGTTATGAGCCTGATGGACGAGGGCTGCATCGCGATTGTTCCAGTAGATACTACCTCCAGCCCGCTTATGACCAATGGATATGACATCCAGAGCTTGCGGGTTGGCAAGGTGATCGAATGGTATCCCGATCGGGTACGGATTCGGCTTTACAATGACCAGACCGGGCGGCAGGAAGAAGTTACTCTGCCCAAAAGCATTGTTGGCATTGTGGAGAATCCGCTGTTTGCGGTAATGAATGAGCCGAACTCGACGATGCAGCGCCTGATCCGTAAGTTGGCCCTTTTGGATGTTGTGGACGAGCAGACTAGCTCCGGTAAGCTTGATCTGATTATCCAGCTGCCCTATGTCATTAAGACAGAGGCACGGCGGAAACAGGCTGAAGAACGGCGAAAGCTTGTGGAAGATCAGTTGGCAGGGTCCAAATACGGCATTGCTTACACGGATGGCACCGAGCGCATTACCCAGCTGAACCGAAGCCTTGATAACAACCTGATGAAGCAGATCGAGTATTTGCAAAATCTGCTTTGGAGCCAGTTGGGCATTACGCAGGCTGTTATGGATGGAACGGCTGACGATAAGACGATGCTGAACTACTATAACCGGACGATTGAACCGATCGTATCCGCTATCGTGTTGGAGATGCGGCGAAAGTTCCTGACTAAGACAGCCAGGAGCCAGCATCAGTCGATCGTGTTCTTTAACGATCCGTTTAAGCTGGTGCCGGTTGCACAGTTGGCTGACGTGGCTGATAAGTTCCGCCGGAATGAGATCCTGAGTTCGAATGAACTGCGCCAGATCGTTGGCTATCGCCCAAATGAGGACCCGAAGTCGGATGAACTGACGAACCCCAACATCAGTCAGAGTAAGGAAGAGCTTGCAAACAGCAAACCGATCGCTCCAAAGGAGGAGAATCAAAATGGCAAAGCGTAATTACGATTGCCGTGGCTGGGCCACCAAGTTTGGTGTGCTTTGCGGCGACGGTAGAACGATTATGCCAGGTGCATTCCGAGAGCAGGACGGCCAGGAAGTGCCACTTGTATGGAACCACCAGCATAACGATGCCAAGAATGTTCTGGGTCATGCCCTTTTGAAGGCTGAGCCCGAGGGCATGAGGGCTTATGTAACCTTTAATGACACTGACCAGGGACGTAATGCGAAGGCCCTTGTGAAGAACCGTGACATTACGTCCTTTTCCATTTGGGCGAATGGACTGCAATACGCCGGCGATAAAAGCCGAGGAAATGTGGCTCATGGCATTATCCGAGAATTGAGCCTGGTGCTGGCCGGTGCTAACCCCGAGGCCCATATCGATGAAGTGCTTGCCCATGGCGAGGCCAGTGTTGATGAGGGTGTTATCTATAACAATGCCGGTGATATGGAATACGATTCCGGTGAGTTCGACGACACCCTTGAACATTCCGACGACAAAAAGGAGGAGCCTGAGATGGCCGAAGAAACTAAGAAAACCGAAAATGAGGAGACCGTGAAAGACGTGTACGATTCCATGTCTGACAAACAGAAGCAGGTTGTGGATTACATGGTTAGCATGGCTCTGAATGAAGGCAAGAAAACCGAAGACACTGAGGAGGAAACTGAAGTGAAGCATAATATTTTCGACAAAGAGACCGAGCGTACTGAGGATGTTCTGTCCCATGACGCAATGACCACCATCATCAACGATGCCAAGAAGGGCCGCCTGACTCTGAAAGAGGCCACTGAGGATTATCTGGAGCATTCCGAGGGTGATTACGGCATCAAGCAGATCGACCAGCTGTTCCCGAACTACAAGGAGCTGAATACTCCCCCGAAGTTCATTGATCGTGATCAGAGCTGGGTCAGTGTTGTGATGAACGGCGTCAAGCATGTTCCTTTCAGCCGCATCAAGACCAGTTTTGCTGACATCACCGCTGATGAGGCACGTGCACGAGGCTACACCAAGGGCAAGAAGAAGATCGAAGAGGTCTTTACCCTTCTGAAGCGCACCACCGACCCCCAGACTGTTTACAAGAAGCAGAAGTTCGACCGCGATGATGTGATCGATATTACGGATTTCGATGTTGTTGTTTGGGTCAAGGGTGAGATGCGCGGCAAGCTGGACGAGGAATTGGCTCGTTCCTTCCTGATT